GGTGATATAAAGGATCCACACTCAATAATCATAAATAAAGATGATTACGAAAAATATGACAACAAATCTATACTCATTAGTGCCAAGATACTATCTAACATGATTAAAAATCCAATAGTTTTTCTTGGATATTCTTTAACTGACAGGAATGTAAAGAAACTTCTTTCTGATTTTTCCTCACAACTACCTAGAGAAGATGGTCGAAAATCAGCTGAAAGAATAATTTTGATTGAATATAAAGAGAATGAACAGGAAGTAGTACCAAAACAGATTACCGATCAACAGCTACAAATTACATATACATCTGTTAAAACAGATAACTATAAACAGATCTATGATGAGATCAGTGCTGTTGATGAAGGGCTCTCACCTTATGATGTTTTAAGGTATCAAAGAGCCATTAAAACACTTATCATTAATGAGGGTGAAAAAGGGCACTTAGATACTCTATTGGTTTCACCTTCTGACTTAGACAGACTTGAAGAAAGTGTTAAACAAGGAAAAAATTTAGTTGTTGCTCTAGGCGATAAAAAGTATGTATTCACACAAGTTAAAGAAATAAATTATCTTGAAGACTACTTATTTAATAAAAATGAAATATCTAATAAATTAGCCATAGATTTCATATTAGGTTCAGTAAACTCATTACAACTTCCATTTTCAAAAACTATAACCTCATGTAATTTGAAAGAGTTAAGTTTGCCAGCTAAATATGTGTTAAAACTAAATCAACGCATTGAACGCCACGGAAAACTAGACGACTTGCTCAATAAAATCACCTTAGATAAAATCAATGCAAATAAAATTTACACCAACATCAAAGATATAAAGGATGCAAAGTTCAAAAAGTACAAAGAATTGTCTATAGTCATTAAGAACATAAAAAATATCCCCAAAGAGGAGATTGAAGATTATGTTAAAAAAGAAGCGTTTGTTCAATTCAAGGCATGCGACGTTGACAATTTAAAAACCCAGTATAGGAAACTATTTCTTGCCTACGACTTGTTGATTCATGGAAATGTTGAAAAGATAAATTAAATAAACGCCCCGTACAAAGCGATGGCGGGGCTAATAAGTCATTTATGTATCATTTAGCAACTGACTAAAAAAATACACATAAGAACTCAGACTACCAATATTCGATTAAATTTGCTGCCAACCTACCGAGCTCACCACAACCCGATGCCCCTCTGTCACGAGGCACATTAAAGCTGTACAAATTTCAGCCACACCAATAAGTCTTCATACTCTTTTTTATAAAAATTCATTTAATTATCAATCAGAACAAGTATATCAAACATTATCAATACTAATTGCTATTGACTACACCAATAGCTATTGCTATTGTCATGCTATTGCATCGATGTTGGTATCACAAAATTTATAACTTCACCGTTGCGATGACCGCTTAGATCCGCAGCTTGAATTTCAGCAGGCTCCGGGGAGTGCGAGGGGTGAAGCGGACGCGTGAACGTCGGTGTGACCAGCTGAAATCAACTCAACACTTCATACCTCAGTCGCTTCAACGAGGCGACTTAGTTATGACAACCGGCGGCCATCCACCGCCTGAATACGCGCAGAAGTCTCTATATGTTCAGCAGCCCAGCTTACGGGCAGGAGTTTTTATGGTTCATCAACATTACGAAACGCAGACCGTTAATCGAGGTGCGGTCATGCCAGGAATGCTGGTCAAACACAAAGATGGTACCTGGACTGCATCAGCTAATTTACGCGGACGGCTATATCTGCATCGCGGCATCGAGCGCACTTATACCCGTGATTTGCTCGTGGAAGTTTTTCTCGACGGACGCGGTAACGGCCTGAATCACTAATCCCCTTTCCTGTTTTCCTAATCAGCCTGGCATTTCGCGGGCGATATTTTCACAGCCATTTTCAGGAGTTCAGCCATGAACGCTTATTACATTCAGGATCGTCTTGAGGCTCAGAGCTGGGCGCGTCACTACCAGCAGATCGCCCGTGAAGAGAAAGAGGCAGAACTGGCAGACGACATGGAAAAAGGTCTGCCCCAGCACCTGTTTGAATCACTCTGCATCGATCATTTGCAACGTCACGGGGCCAGCAAAAAAGCCATTACCCGTGCGTTTGATGACGATGTTGAGTTTCAGGAGCGCATGGCAGAACACATCCGGTACATGGTTGAAACCATTGCTCACCACCAGGTTGATATTGATTCAGAGGTATAAAACGGATGAGTACAGCACTCGCAACGCTGGCTGGGAAGCTGGCTGAACGAGTCGGCATGGATTCTGTCGACCCACAGGAACTGATCACCACTCTTCGCCAGACGGCATTTAAAGGTGATGCCAGCGATGCGCAGTTCATCGCATTGCTGATCGTCGCCAACCAGTACGGTCTTAATCCGTGGACGAAAGAAATTTACGCCTTCCCTGATAAGCAGAACGGCATCGTTCCGGTGGTGGGCGTTGATGGCTGGTCCCGCATCATCAACGAAAACCAGCAGTTTGATGGCATGGACTTTGAGCAGGACAATGAATCCTGTACATGCCGGATTTACCGCAAAGACCGTAATCATCCGATCTGCGTTACCGAATGGATGGATGAATGCCGCCGCGAACCATTCAAAACTCGCGAAGGCAGAGAAATCACGGGGCCGTGGCAGTCGCATCCCAAACGGATGTTACGGCATAAAGCCATGATTCAGTGTGCCCGTCTGGCCTTCGGATTTGCGGGTATCTATGACAAGGATGAAGCCGAGCGCATTGTCGAAAATACTGCATACACTGCAGAACGTCAGCCAGAACGCGACATCACTCCGGTTAACGATGAAACCATGCAGGAGATTAACACTCTGCTGATCGCCCTGGATAAAACATGGGATGACGACTTATTGCCGCTCTGTTCCCAGATATTTCGCCGCGACATTCGCGCATCGTCAGAACTGACACAGGCCGAAGCAGTGAAAGCTCTTGGATTCCTGAAACAGAAAGCCACTGAGCAGAAGGTGGCAGCATGACACCGGACATTATCCTGCAGCGTACCGGGATCGACGTGAGAGCTGTCGAACAGGGGGATGATGCATGGCACAAATTACGGCTCGGCGTCATCACCGCTTCAGAAGTTCACAACGTGATAGCAAAGCCCCGCTCAGGAAAGAAGTGGCCTGACATGAAAATGTCCTACTTCCACACCCTGCTAGCTGAGGTTTGCACCGGTGTGGCTCCGGAAGTTAATGCTAAGGCGCTGGCATGGGGAAAACAGTACGAGAACGACGCCAGAACTCTGTTTGAATTCACTTCCGGCGTGAATGTTACTGAATCCCCGATCATCTATCGCGACGAAAGTATGCGCACCGCCTGCTCTCCCGATGGTTTATGCAGTGACGGCAATGGCCTTGAGCTGAAATGCCCGTTTACCTCCCGGGATTTCATGAAGTTCCGGCTCGGTGGTTTCGAGGCCATAAAGTCGGCTTACATGGCCCAGGTGCAGTACAGCATGTGGGTGACACGAAAAGATGCCTGGTACTTTGCCAACTATGACCCGCGTATGAAGCGTGAAGGACTGCATTATGTCGTGGTTGAGCGGGATGAAAAGTACATGGCGAGTTTTGACGAGATGGTGCCGGAGTTCATCGAAAAAATGGACGAGGCACTGGCTGAAATTGGTTTTGTATTTGGGGAGCAATGGCGATGACGCATCCTCACGATAATATCCGGGTAGGCGCGATCACTTTCGTCTACTCCATTACAAAGCGAGGCTGGGTATTTCCCGGCCTTTCTGTTATCAGAAATCCACTGAAAGCACAGCGGCTGGCTGAGAAGATAAATAATAAACAGGAGGATATATGAGTCAGGTTGGTAATCATTCATTCGAATTTCCGGCATCGCAAGGTGTACAGGGTGGTACTGTTACACTCTTCCTTACCATACCAGGAAGATCGCTGGCTCGTTTCCTCGCTTCAGATAATTACGGCCATACACTGGAACGCTCTCAGCGAGAAATTAATCCAAATCGAGTACGAAAATTTTTAAATTATCTCACTAACGCAGACTCAAGAAATGAGCCTTTTATCATTCCCCCTCTCGTAGGTAACTGTGATTCGAATATAGAATTTGTACCGTTTGGCAACACAAATGTTGGTATAGCCAGAATTCCCCTCGACGCCGAAATAAAACTTTTTGATGGTCAACATCGTGCAGCTGGCATTGAGATATTTTGCCGAAGTTCCCCATCAACGCTCATGGTTCCCATGATGCTTACAATGAATCTGCCGCTAAAAACCCGGCAGCAGTTCTTTTCGGACATAAATAACAACGTTTCTAAGCCATCAGCGACCATCAATATGGCGTATAACGGCCGGGATGATATTGCTCAGGGAATGATATCCTTCCTGACCCAACATACTGTATTTGCCGATATAACCGATTTTGAACACAACGTAGTGCCATTAAAAAGTAATATGTGGGTGAGTTTCAAGGCACTCACTGATGCAACGTCAAAGTTCGCCAGGAACGGCAATCAACAACTTGAAATGGGATATATAGAATCTGTCTGGGAGGCATGGATTACACTAACTCAGATTGACTCAATCCGACATGGTGTACACCACGCTACGTACAAGCGCGATTATATTCAGTTCCATGGAGTAATGATTAACGCTTTCGGTTTTGCGGTTCAACAGATGATGGTTAATCATTCCATCGCAGAAATAACTTCTATGATCGAAAAACTATGTGCAACTACCAGCTCTGCAGAAAGAGAGGATTTTTTTCTGATGGATAACTGGGCGGGGATCTGCACGAAAGCCAGCCAGGAAAAACTATCTGTTATTGCCAATGTGGCAGCGCAGAAAGCAGCAGCAAACAGACTGATACAAGCTTTTACCAAAGGAAGTCTGGAATCAACTTAATGAATCAACATTGTCTCATATCAGCATGCTGTACGGCGTCTTTAAGGAACGATGAACATGAAAAGCAAAATCATCAGGGAGCTACAGGCTCCTTTTTTATTATTCGCATTCACCCTCAAGCGTATTAACCAACAATTCAGGGATTAATGAAAGATGGCAGACATCATTGATTCAGCATCAGAAATTGAAGAATTACAGCGCAACACAGCAATAAAAATGCGCCGCCTGAACCACCAGGCTATATCTGCCACTCATTGTTGTGAGTGTGGCGATCCGATAGATGAACGAAGACGCCTGGCCGTTCAGGGTTGTCGGACTTGTGCAAGTTGCCAGGAGGAGATCGAACTTAAGAACAAACAATGGGGACTGTGATGGCCTCAAAGCAGCAAATTTCAACATCGTCCAACTGAGGTGTAAAAATGTTCAGAATCATTTTTCCTAACACCTGGTACGTCGACCACCACGGCGCTCCCTGCAAAATCCTGCGTTCTACCCACAACAAAGTTCACTACATCCGAAAAGGCAGAACATGTATCGCCAGCATGTTCCGCTTTAATCATGACTTTGAACCTGTGAATAAAGCTGATGCAGATCGGATAGCAGAAGAGATCGAAACGGCAGAACACATTAAGAAGTTACGTGACATGCGTTCAAAAAGCAGAGGTAACCATGGAATCATACAGCCTCACACTCGATGAGGCCTGACAGTTTCTCAAGATCGCCAGATCTACCGCAACCGACAATAACCGCCACTGAACGGTTTATTTCTTTATGGAGAAACCATACAAATGACAATCAATATTCAGCCGATTCTAATAAACCGCGAGCGTGTTCAGGAGATGCTTGGTGGTATCTCCAGAACTACTTTTTACCGGAAGCGTAAACAGTGGGAGCAATCAGGGACACCATTCCCTCGGGAAGTGGAAGAAATCCACCCACCGAAAGGCGGCGTCCTCTTTCGCTACAAGGAAGTTATTCAGTTTTGCAAAGATAAAGGATTGATTTCCGAACACTCTTGAATTTTCTTAGCCCATAATTCTGCTGCGTCCTGCTGCTCGGGGATGTAGTCATACTGGTCATAAACAGCCAGCATCCCCGTGAGCTTATGCCCGAGAATTTTCTCCGAAACATGAGGTGCTACTCCAAGTTCAGCCATTTTTGTTTTGCACGTTCTGCGCAGATCGTGCAATGACCAGTGCTCGCCCCCCATAACATCTTCTACCTGTTCTGCAATAGAAATTAGGGTGCTGGCAGACATTGGGCGATTTTCCTGTAACTTAGCCGGAGGAAATACGATTGACAGATCAGGGTATAGATCAAATACCTGCTGCAAATAATCTGCTGCGAGTTTTGAAATACCGCGAACAAATCGCTTACGCGTTTTTGAGTTCTCTTTCGGTATAGTCCATTCTCTAGACTTCAGATCAAAATCAGTCTTCTTAGCCAACCGCAATTCAACACCACGACAACCAGTTAACGCAACAATTCGAATAAACATTTTGTTTTGCCACGACATTTTCGTTTTGTCGATGGCATTCCAGTATGCGCCTATCTCAACATCGTTAAGAAAACGTTCGCCATTATTAGGTCTACTGCCGATATCATTAATCTCAAGAAGCATCAGTGCATTTGATGTTATGCGTTTTCTGCGTAACGCATAGCGGATCACTTGCTTCATCTTCACCAGTACATTTCCCGCCTGTACGGGTGACCCACCTTTTGTTATGCGAATGAATATTTGCTCCCACTCTACAGGACTCATTTCATCTGCAATCAGCTTACCGTAATTGTCGGTGATGTGAAGTTTCAGCATCCGCTTCCAGTATTCGTACTTCACCATCTCTTTTACTGAAGGAGTATCAAACCACTCGTCAACTAGGGTACTGATGCTTGGGGAACTTGATGCAATATCTTTGGCTTTCTTCCTTTGCATGGCTGGGTCTTTACCCTTCTCCAACCACCCTTTACACTCTTCCAATGCATCGCGAGCTTCCTTAAGCGACATCTTCCCGTACGTTCCGAGCTTTAACCTGGCGGGTTTTCCATTGAAACGATAGCGGTATTGAAAGGTGATAAGTCCCTTCGGGCTGATCCTGACAGAAAGTCCGCCTCCGTCAGCTATCTCCTCAGGTCCCTCATATGCTTTTCCGGATATACGTCGCAGCTTTGTATCGTTGAGTGCCATCCTAATACCTGTTCGTCATCGTCAAAATTGGTACACAATTTGGTACACAAATTTTACGACACGAGAACGATTGAGATGAACTAATTTGAAACAGATAAATCCAGAAAATCAAGGTGTGGCGCGGGATGTATGAAACAGGCAGAAACAAGAGTGAATGCAATGAAATCTCTGATGTTACTTACACGAAAGATCACATACAAAGAAAAATTTGTTTATTAACAGTTCATTGCGAAACCATCTAGCCAACAAATGCTAAATTGGTTCGCAATCAGGTACACAAATGAAAGACATTAACCTCTCACCTTCCACCCGGTTGAACGATGTTAACACTAAAAAAAGGGAGATTGTACCTTTCCGTTTCACATTGATTCGATTCGCAATTCGTTTGTAGTGAGTACACCAGCAAAACGCTTAAAGAACCACTGATAACATCACGGAGCGTCTGAAAGGTTTACTGCGAGCGGATTTGCAGCAGCATAAACTGAATCCAGCAAAGTTCGTTGCGTGATTTGGCGGTACTATTTAAACGATCATAAGATTAATGACGAAGTGGTCATATCACAATGATAAAAGTGACACAATTCTTATAGCAATTTTTCGTGCACATTTCGTTCTGGCGATAATAATTAATCATCATCCTCAAAACCTCCAGACATATATAAGGCGAATAGATTATGAGTCAAAACGACATTATTATCAGAACTCATTATAAGTCTCCTCATAGAATGCACATCGATAGCGACATACCAACGCCTTCATCAGAGCCTATTAATCAATTTGCGCGCCAACTCATCACCCTACTTGATACCTCTGACTTAAGTTCGATGCTGTCATACTGTGTTACTCAGGAATTTACCGCAAACTGTCGAAAAATATCACAAAATTGTTATTCCACTGCCCTTTTTACCATTAACTTTGCCACTTCACCCATCCATGCAGAAAATATACTCATTACATTACACTATAAAAAAGAAATCATTTCCTTATTACTGGAAACCACGCCTATTAAAGCTAACCATTTGCGAAGCATACTGAATTATATTGAACAGGAACAGTTAACTGCCGAAAATCGTAACCATTGTATGAAACTGTCTAAAAAAATCCATAGAGAAAAAACTATACAACCAACAGTAAATCTCAATGGTAGTGCATTTTTTTCGCAATCTCCTTCTGACGCTATTTTTTGTCGCCATCTGTCATTGCAATACGCACTTGATTCACTGAGAAATGGAAAAGGCAAAGTCAATCTGATTAAACATTACTCCTCCGTTGAATCCATACAGCAGCATGTTCCCTTAGTCCGGGACGCGGAGTTCAGATCATTACTTCGCCATCCTCCTGCAGGGAGTCGCGTTATCGCGAGTAAGGATTTTGGCTTCGCTTTAGATATTTTCTTCTGTCGAATGATGGCAAACAATGTCAGTCATATGTCCGCGATTTTATATATAGACAATCATACTTTGTCAGTAAGGCTACGAATAAAGCAGTCAGCGTATGGGCAATTAAATTATGTTGTGTCCGTTTACGACCCGAACGATACCAACGTTGCCGTCAGAGGCACCCACAGGACAGCACGGGGCTTTCTCTCGCTCGATAAGTTCATCAGTTCAGGTCCCGATGCTCAGACCTGGGCTGATAGGTATGTTCGCAACTGTGCAATTGCTATTCTGCCCCTATTACCTGAGGGAGTTCCAGGGGCTATTTTCACGGGTATCGCGACACGAATGCCATTTGCCCCTATACATCCATCGGCAATGTTGTTAATAATGGCCACAGGCCAGACTCAACAGCTTATTACATTATTCAAACAGTTACCCATACTCCCTGAAAAAGAAATCATTGAAATAATAACTGCGCAGAATAGTGTTGGTACACCTGCTTTATTTCTGGCTATGATGAACGGACATACTGACAACGTAAAAATATTTATGCAAGAAATTCAGTCACTGGTAGATAATCATATCATTCATGAAGATAATCTGGTTAAATTACTGCAAACTAAAAGTGCTAACGAAACACCTGGACTCTATATCTCCATGTTGTATGGATTCGATGAAATAATCGATATCTTTCTGAATGCATTAACCACTCCAATAACACAAGAGCTTTTAAGCAAAAAAATGGTGATGGATATTTTAGCAATGAAAACACGTGATGGTGAGCCAGGATTATATGCCGCAATGGAAAATAATCACCCTTTGTGTGTCACACGGTTCCTCTCTAAAGTTTATGGAATCGCTGTTAAATATAACCTCAGCAAAATTAACATCATGGATTTATTAAAAGGCGCAACAGCACATGGAACCCCTGCTTTATACATCGCCATGAGCAAGGGTAATAAAGACGTCGTGTTATCTTATATATCAACGCTGGGTACTTTTGCAAAAAAATATTCTTTTAGTCAATGTCAGTTATTCACATTGTTGGCCGCTAAAAATCATGACAACATGTCAGCTGTTCATATAGCCATTCATCATAATCATTATAAAACTGTAGAAACATATTATGCTGCTATAAACGTAATCAGCCAAAGCCTGAGTTTTAGTGCTGATGAACTAAAGCCGTATTTATAACCAGATATTTATATATCGATACATAATTTTATTTTTTTCATAAACCGCAAAAACAGTGATCAGGTGTACAACGCCACCCGACGGCTGTAATAACAAAAAATCCCTTGATGCCTGTCCCTTTTGTTACACTCCGTTATCACGCACAAGAGATATGCAGGACACTGGTATGCCGACTAAACGCTTTGATAAAAAACACTGGAAGATGGTGGTGGTGCTACTGGCAATTTGTGGCGCTATGTTGTTGCTACGTTGGGCAGCAATGATTTGGGGCTGAGCAGTGACAAACGAAGACAGCCAGACCGCATAACACGGTCCGGCAGATAATTTTACATGCTGTAGCCCAGCGATAAGGTTGTCCGACGATCGGTATGTTCCGGTGCAGACTCTGGAGGTTCAGAGTTCCATGTGACGTTGTAAGCCACCTTCAGTCCAAAATGTTCATTAATAGCAACATTTAATGCGCTTTCGGAGTTCAGCGTTGTGTCTTCCGCGCCAAAGACGGAAACACCCTGCGTAAATTTAGCGTTGTCAGTCAACTGCCATGCATAAGCCCCGGAGGCATAACCCAGCGGCTGGGTTTCACTGGCATTATCGGTATATTTGTCGTAACGCACACCTGGACCGAATTCAAAGCGGAAACTGTGTACCGGGCCATTCAAAAACTGGCGACCATAACCCGCGGTCAACACATCGCGCTCTCGATAGCCGTTATAACGGTCTGTCAGCCAGCTTGCCTGCCCAAATAAATAGTCATAATCAGTTAAATTAAAACGGCTACGCCCGCCCGCCGCATATTTTTCTGAAGAACGCTCATCATTAGAAGAAGTATTACTGGCGTTCCCCCACAGCGACCAGGCAGTGGTTTGTCCATACCAGGTCATGGTGGTGTCAGCCGTAAGTGAGGAGCTTTTCGTATTGCCTGATTGTGCAAGATATCCTGCGTTCAGATTACCTTCGAAAGGTTTTTTAGCGCTGGCAGGATCGTCCATGACAGTAAAAACGGAATCATCGGCAGCTGCATTCAATGACGCAAACATGCCCCCCGCCAACATAACGATGGCAGGAACTGTCTTCAAAAGCTTCATTTATCAAGAGTCCGTACAACAAAAAAAGAGACCATCGCGGTCCCGGAAACTTTCTTAAGGATCAAAGATTAGCGTCCCTGGAAAGGTAACGAATTATAAAAAGGCTTGAATAACTTAGCAATGTATTCTTATTTCATTTTTTGAATAAGCATGTGAAGAAAACAGATTTTTATTTATATATATT